AGAACTAGCCCAACAGTCACGGGCAGATCTGGCTACTGCACAGGCTAATCAGACAGATCGTCTTCGTGAAGACATGGGCGCTTATGCACAGGCTACTGCTACAGGGCAAGCTAACTTAGGTACTCAGCTAGGTGATGTTGCCACGGGAGTTGGTGCTGAGTTTCAAAACCTTGGTACGGCTGTTGAAGGTGGATTTAGTCAGGCTGGTACTGATGCCCTAGCACAACAAGAAAACCTCACAACCCGACTTGGTAACCTTGGCGACATTATGACTACTACGGGCGCTAATATTGATGCAAATACTCAGCAACAATACCAAGCCCTGTCTTCTAGTTTTGATGAAAACGGTCAGCTAATTCAAAATTCGATTACGGAAAACGGTGACACTATTAGCCGCCAGATGGATGATCAGGGCAATATCATTGCAACCCGTTTCGATCAGTCAGGCAACCAAGTTGATCAGGTTAATATGAACGTCAACGAAATGCTGACACAGGCTGAGAATTATCAGCGGGATCTAACAGGTCAGATACAGGGTGTAGGTGATGGCCTTATGTCGGGTCAGGCTGATTTAACTCAGCAAGTCGGACAAAACCAAACTACCACCAACAACGCTGTCACTGACGTTCAACAAGCTATGGCAGGTGGCTTCGATAAGTTAGATGGTGGTCAGGTAGCACAAGCCCGTGATCTAGCTAAGATTGCTGCGGCTCAGACTGACCTAGATATGAACATGCGCCAAGACTTTAACCAGCTTGGTTCAGCTTTCTCCGATAACGGGCAATTAATTAAAAACAGCATTGATGAGCAGGGTAATACAATTTCCCGTGCTATGGATAATCAAGGAAATCTACTGCTTCGTTCTTTTGACGTAACAGGTAAGCAGATTGGTAATAAAGTAATAAACATCAACAAATCCCTAAACGATCTGAGCAACATACAGAATATGCAAGGCGGTAATGCCTCTATGGGTAACTTATCCCCTGCTATGTCTGCGGCTGTTCCTAGCACAGGATTTGCTTCGCCGTTTGCTACGACAGGCAATACGAATACGGCGCTAGGCAGAGACAATAAATCTGACCTTTCAATGATTCAATCACAGTTCGCACCAAACCCTAATGCGTAAAATTAAGGAATTTAATTAATGCATCCAACAACAGTATCTCAAGACTGCGTAGAACTTGTTAAAAAGTTTGAAGGTCTGCACAAAGTAAAAGACGATGGAATGGTACACGCATATCGCTGTCCAGCCGGTGTTTGGACACTGGGATTTGGGAAAACTAAGGGTATTCGCTCTGGAATGACTTGCACTATAGCAGAGGCAGAGCAACATCTTAAAGATGACTTAGAAGAACACGGTAAGATAGTTAAACGTCTAGTCAACGTACCTCTAAGCCAAGGTCAGTATGATGCCCTAGTGTCGTTTGTATTCAATGTCGGCGGCGGTAACTTTAAGTCATCGACAGCCCTAAAGCGTCTGAACTTAGGAATGTACGATGATGTACCTGAGCAGCTTAATCGTTGGAACAAGGCACGGGTAGATGGCAAGCTAACACCACTACGTGGACTTACTCGACGCCGTGCAGCGGAAGCAGCTATCTTTAGCCGTGATGCTCAATTGCCATCTGATGAGGGTGGCCCGCAGATGGTACAGAAGCCTACCGCAGAAGCTCCTAAGAAGCTTACTAAGTCTAAGACTATGGTAGGCGCTGGTATAGCCGGTGCAGCCACTGGCTTAAATGAAGTTGCTGGTCAATTACAGGGGTTGGTTGCTTACGCAGACAGCCTAAAAACAATCTTTCTATTGTGTGCAATTGGAGGCATTGCCTTAGCTGCATACGCTCGCTGGAAGGATAATAAAGAAGGCGTTCATTAGTGTTCATCTTCGGTAAGATCAAGACCTACATTATAGGCGCTCTCGCACTGGCTCTTCCCATTATTTACGTGATGGGGCGAGTACGTGGGGCAGCTAACGAAAAGAATAAAGTCCTTAAGGACGATCTACAGGCGCAAGAAAAAGCGACTGATTTTTATAAAGCAATGGCAGAGCATGAAGCAGATAGCATTACTGATAGCCGCAGTCTCACTGAGCGGCTGCGCGGAAACGGTCTATAGAACCAAGCTGGAAGTTTATTGTCCACCTATTCAGACCTATACGCCAGAATTTAACAATGAATTAGCCGATGAGTTAGACGCCTTAGAAGGCACAGACGGCAACATTCAGACGGCTATAGCCGACTACGCAAAGCTTCGTGACCGCATTCGTGCGTGTGAAAAAGAAAAGGGTAATATCTGATGGGCATTTTTGGCAACTACGATAGCATTGGCGATATGTTCGATGGCGGTGGACCCGGAATGAGCGGGGATACTTATGACAACGATAATAATCCCAATAATAACGTAACGGGTATTGCATCCATATCCAATGCAGTGACCGGTAATAGCCATGCAAATGACGGGTTAAATGACTCTAACAGTTCTAACTCAGGAGACAGTCTTACCTATACAGACACCAACCCAGATAAAGACCCCATAAATAAAATACAAGGTGAGAAAGCTACTCTAGGAGTTAAGGACGCTATTGGCGCAGTTATAAATCCTATGACGGCACTGCCTAAAGTATTTGGTGGATTAGCTAGTTGGGCAAACGGGTTAGATGCTGAAGCGGATAAAGATAGAGAAGTAGATGGATTTAAGGCTGGAGTATACGATGGAAGGCGCGTTTACGTCAGTGAAGGGGGTATGCAGTATTCATATAATTTCCTTGGAATGCAGTACGAGGTAAAGGTAAATGAAGATGGTGTACCGGTTGATAAATTATCTATGAAGGTGAATGACTCCGGTGAGTTGGACCCTAATGGTACAATTACCGGATATCAGTTTAATCAACAGCAAGCTCAAGCCAGTGGAGATAGCGAGGGCGCTGCACAAATTGCTCAATATGCGGAAGATAATGCCAACGAAAGTGGGGAAGTTTCTGAGGGGAGACTTACTGCCGAAGCTATAAAAGACATGGCGGTAGCGGCGGGCGTTGTAGCCAACGAAGAAGATATGAAGGCTATTATTGCAGACCCAAATAAGTTTCTAGAAGATAGAGGCTTAGTACTTGCCGACATTATGCCTAAGATAGATCCAGATTCTGAAGGTACTAATTTAGACCCTAACAATCCTAATTATGGGCTTGGAGACAATGATGGATATACGGCTACTACTACCGGAGATGCTGCCACAGTAGACCCCAGCATAGCAGATAATCCGGGTGCTTCTAACTATGATGCTGCCACTACCACTCTCACTGATAACGAGATGATGGACGCAGCAACGGGTACAGTAAGCGACGATGCTTTAGTCGATGCCGATAAATATGCTATTGATATGACTGGCGCAGCTACTGGCGTAAATGCAGACGGTACAAAGAATGAGCTTGGTATATCTGTTAATGACTGGGCTAACGTGGACCTGTCGAAGGTAATTGATACAACTACGGTAGCTGGTAAACTTTTAGCTGATAAGCTTCGTAAAGAAGGTAAAGAGTTTGTAGACGCCAAGACCTCTATTCTATGGCAGATGAAGACTATTTCTGCGGAGTTCAAGGGTCCAAACGGTGAGCCAATTATACCGCCGTGGGCGCAAGCTCAACATAGAGAGGTAATGAAATCCATTGGCTTCAGTGGTATCTCTGGAACCGCTGCTACAGCGGCTATGTCTAATGCAATCATGGAAGCTACTTTAGGGGTAGCTGAAAAAGAAGCCACTTTCTTCCAGACGCTTACCACAAAGAATTTGGACAATAAGCAAGAGGCTATCATTAACAAAGCTAATATCCTGTCCAAACTGGAGATGGCTAATTTAGATGTACGGTCTCAGGCAGCGATACAAAATGCTAAAGCCTTTATGGAGATGGATTTAGCTAACTTAACCAACGAGCAGCAAGCTGAGATGATTAACAAGCAAGCTCTTGTTCAGGCGATGCTGGAGAATACTAAAGAAGAGAATGTAGCTCGCAGGTTTAATGCTGAAGCTACCAACGACATGAATAAATTCTACACCGAAATGGTAGTTAATATTCAACGTCACAACACTTCTGAAATGAATGCTCTAAAGAAGTTTAATGCTGGCGAAATAAACGATGCCGCTCAGTTTAACGCTGACATGAAGAATGACCGGCAACAGTTTTTATCTGAAATGCAATATCAGATTGATTTATCAAATGCCAAGTGGAGACAGACCGTAGAGACCACTAATAACCAGACTATGGTGGATGCTCACACGGCAGACGTTAAGGCAGCATTAGACTTAACTACAGAGGCTCAAAACAATCTCTGGGATAGCGCAGATAACATCCTCGACTACATTTGGAAGACTACAGACAATGACTTAGAGCGAGAGCTTCGGCTGCTTATGGCACAGATGCAAGCTCAGTCGGGTCAACAGTCTGGCGGCGGCTTCTTAGATGGATTGCTAAAAATAGGCGGCTCTATTGCTGGAGCATATTTCGGCTCATCCAGCGGGTCTAAATGGCTAACCGATATACTACCGTTTGGAAAATAAGGTGATAAAAAATGACGTTTGATGAAGCAGTCAAAAAATCAATTAAAGTATTTGTCAAAGGTACAATGCCAATGAAGACCTCAGAATTAGTTGAGGACGGGCTTCTGTATACTCCTGACTTCTTTGATCAGATGGAAGAGGAGCTTCTAGACGAACCCACTGATAGCAAAATGGCTAAAGAAGAGGAATTAGAAGATGAGGCTTAATGCTCCAATTCCGGGCGGTAATTATATGTCAGACACCCGTAATTATGCGTGGCACAGGCCACCAGATACGGTGGACTATGATGAGGCGGTCTCTTATTTAATTGATAAGATTGATGAGCCTGAAGAGAAAGAACTGATCTTTGCTATGCTGGGTATAGACGCCCACATTACAACCATCGTCACCACATTACTACTACAAGCAGTCAGCAAGGGTAAGATAGGCATTGACCTAGCTATTCTCATTGCAGGTCCAGTAGCCCGCTACATCGAAATATCGGCTAAGAATGCCGGTGTAAAATATGAGATGGGGGTAGAAGACAAGGACCGTGTAGTCATTACACCTACGCTTCTCAAGGCCTCTCTGGGTATCATTGATGAAGATGATGAGGATGAACAGGTTATGCCCGAAGAACCTGCACCAGAAGCTCCCTCAGAAGGTCTTATGGCTATGCCTGAAGCTGGAGGTGTAGCACCTGAAGAAGAACAAACTGCCATGCTAGGCGGCGTAGATGAAGAGGAGCCTGAAGATGAGCTTTAAGAGCGAGGCTGCTAAAGTAAGGGCTGGTATAAGCTCTGGTTCATACAAAAAGAAGAGCAATCCCTTTGCGGCTTTTGCTGATGAAGTTGCATATGGCATTCGTAAGGGTGCAGAGGTCCAGCGCCAAGAAGAAATAGACAAGCGCAGAGAAGCCCGTGCCGAAGAGCGCCGTTTAAAAGCTGCCCAAGATGCCGCTGATTTAAAAGAGAAAAAAATACAGCGTAATGCTAAGGCGTTGAACTTAAACTTCTCAGGGGATGCCAACAACACTGACGCTATAAACTTTTTTGAGCAGCAACTCCGTTTAATGGACGGGGATGTAGGCAATGTAACTACTCTGACTAAGAGTATGTTGGATAGCGGTCAGCTTAAATTCACTAAGAAAACTGAGAGCCGTGAATTACAGGGGCCGCTGCTACGGCGTAGTGATGTAGATCTGGATGTTGCCGATAAAAGTACATACCGTGCTTTTAAGAATGCTGATGTCACAGGCGATACTGAGACTAAACGTAGAGTTTTTGACACTGTTGGTGATTTAAAAGAATTGGGTGGTTCTATACAGGGTGGTATGGAAAAGCAGATGGATGCTATCCTTGGCCCTGAAGGTGAAAATGATGCTTCCCTTGAACCTGTAGAAATAGAGAAAAGCGGTATTGAAGTATCTCCATATACAGACGTACCTGCCGATGTATCTGAGTTCTTTAAGGGTATAAAAAATAAAGCAGATTTAAGTGCTAAGGAAAGTCAGATCAATGCAATGCCCGCCGGTACGCAAAAGACTGCCCTGCTTACTGCTCTAGAAACCATAAAGAAGGAGCCACGGTTTAATCAAAATCCTGACGATGACCCATTAAAGAATGACGATGGCTCATATAAATCTACAGATGAGTTAAAGAAATTAGCAAATGCTGATCCATCTCTACGAGCGGAAGTCGATAAACTTTTGGCAGATCCTTCTTCTCAGAAGTTTATGACGGAGACTATAACTAAGACTAACATTGCAGACTTCACGGCTAATGTGGCCTCAGAATTAGCGTCTTTTGGTCCTGACGATTCAAGTTTAACCGAAGATCAATTACGAAAGAAACTGGCTCTAGCCCAGCGTAAATCGTTACTGGATCAAGTACAGGCTACTTATGATGCTGCCGAAGGCGACACCTCTAATGACTTAAAGCTTACAGATAAAATGCAGACGGTATTTCTGAAGCCAAATCCTGACACACCAAATGCAGAGCCTATTGAATTGTATTTGGCCGTAATGGAGAACGGTAAGTTCTATGATGCAGTACACGGTAAGACGTATGGTCCTAGTGATATTGTAGAGCTTGGCCCTCGCAGCGATGAAGTTACTGCCGCACAGAATATGGCTAATAGAAATACCGCAGACTTTAATGCGCCGTTATCAGACTTGAAGACCGATACAACCACTCTGGCGCAGACTGCTCTGCAACTGGATACTTTTGCTAAGAACAACCCAGACATACTGACATTCATTGGTGGTAAGGGTTCATCCCTAGTCAAGAAAGTAGGCGAAGAACTAGAGGCTCTGGCTAATGCTTTAGGCGGCGAAGGTCTATCGGATAGCGAATTTGCTGAAGAATTTACCAAACAAGCGGCTCAAAAATTACAAAATCTTCAACCCGAAGACGAAGAAAGTAAATCTATTTTAGCACAAAATGCTTCGGCATGGGCGCAGTGGAATGCTCTTAATATTCGACACGCATTCTCCTTTGCTAAATTGGCTCTGGATAGTTCAGGTCAGGCTCTTTCTAACTTCGATTATAAGAATGCGCTTACTATCAATAATGTAGGCACTGATTACCCAACATATACTGCCAACCTAAAAACTCAGACCCAGAATATGATTACTCAGGCGGTAAAAGATTATGATCAGATATTAAATAATAGTAGTGAGCATAACATTGCTATGATGAACCCCGTTTATAAACAGGCATTTGAAGCAACTCAGCTTCAAGTTGGTATCAACGATCATCTGAATAACAATACTCCTGAAGTAATGCAGTGGCTTTCTAGCACCCCGCCAGCACCGGCTGACCAGCCAACAGATGAGACTGAAAATAGCGGTATGGGTTTGAATCCTTATGTAAATAATTCAACCCTTATTAATATTGATAAGAGAAGATATGATTACATCCTTGCTCAACCGACTGAAGTTCAAGGTGAACTTTTTGAAATTTTTTATAAAAACCGCGCAAAAGAAATATACGGGCAAAATTATACAGAGGATCAATTAAATCAGCTTCAAAGCCTCTTAAAACCCTACTACGAGACACAGGAGTAGTAACGCATGGAACTGACTGAAGCTCAGGCAAAATATTATGAACAGTTTCCAGAAGAAGCAGAGGCTTTAGGATACTCTCCAGAAGATATTCAGAATGCCCTCAACGGAACCGTTCCTACTGCTCCAGAAACGCCTCAAAGTTCTTCTATGGATGATTACTTTCTGGCATTTCCCGAAGAGAAAGAGACCTTCCTTGGAGGCAATGCGGAAGATTGGCGATCAGAGTCCGACAGGTTTTCAGAAGATACCCGTAATAATGTACGAGAGAGTGCCGTTGCAGAAGCAGATAGCCTATCTAAGCAAGACCTATACGGTAAACCACCTAGAGTTGGCCCTATTACAAGAGCTACTGCCGCGTTTCAGGACGTAGCAAACCTCTGGACGGGCTATAACGAACTAAGCGAGTCTCAGTTAGCAATCCAAGACCTTCCAGCGGCAAAAAAGCAATGGGAAAAGCAATCTCAGGAGCTATATAACCAGACCGGCGTTCTACAAGATAACGGTGATAGAGTTTATACTGCTTATGAACCTGATCCCGACGATCCTTCTAAATTGGTTGCCACTGATTACCTAATACCAACCTATGACAGTAATTTCTGGTCTAGGATTTTTAAGGAAGGCAGTAAAAGTCTAGCTAAGGACGCTGTTGGTATTTATAATAAAGAGTTTACCACAGATACCAGCGAATACGACCCCTCTGTTGCAGAAGAAGAACGAGGCTTTGCAGCAAACACCCCTAGTATGCAGCTTAGTGGCGGCGAACAATTTATGTCTGACTTATGGACGCTTGCTCTTCCTATGGGTATTGTGGCTAAACCTGCTCAAGGAGCTTTACGTTTAGCTAAGGCTGGGGCAACTCTTAATAGAGGTGCAAAATTAGGTGGCGTTGGTACAGTTACCGCCAATACAATATCTGGCTCTATTTTAGAAACACTGGCCGTAAGTGAAGGAGATTCTGGTTTAGTTGTATCTGCGGATCGTATTAAAAGTATAGCAGAGAGTGCTGGTGCAGATATAACAGACGAAACTGCAAATGATTTAGCTGTATTAACAGACGGTCTGCTTCTTAACGGTGCTATGGATGGCTTGCTTACAGTAGCGACCCCCTTGTTTAATTTTATTACTCGCAAAGGTAAATACGCTACAGGGGCAACTATCAGAGACATGGATGGGATGAGTGCCGCCGTACAAGACGGCATAATCCTAAAGGTAGCTGAGTTTCTAGATCCAACTATGATCAAGGGTAAGAATGCTCTTGAGGTAGGAAGGAATTTAAAAGTACTTTCTAAGGTACTAAACAGTAATGCCGTAGTCACCCTGAAGATTGCTGATTTTCAGAAAGACATACCAGTACCTACCGCTCAGGCTCTGATGACAGGGTCCGAAGCCTATATGCGCGAAACCCGTCAGCATCTCCAAGATACTATGGGAGCCGACGAATTTGAAGAAATGATCCAACAGGCTTCTGGGGATATGTATCAGCGTATGATTTCTATCATGCGTAGTAATAGAAGTAATCCAGATGTGGCTGGCACAGATAATGCCGTCCTCAATCAAATGGGAGACTTCTTCTCTGAATTTGCTAACTCCCGCGTTGCCGGTGATATAGATGAAGCCGCAGACGCTACTGTAGGTAATCTGTCACGGCAAATTGAAGTAGAAAAGACTGCTCTGGGCGCTGACATTAATGAGGCTGAAGCTGCTAGAGATGCTATTAAAACAAACATCGATAATGTAGTAGCAGATGACCCATCCATCGATCTTCTGATGGATGACTTTACTCAGATGCAGCTTACCGGTGATGACCGTAAGGCACTGTCTGATTGGACCCAAAGTACTGCATACCCTGTCTTTGAAGCTCAGAAAGATGGAGTAGAAGCTGCCTTTAGAGCAATTCCCAATACGCCTATTGGACCTGCGGCTGCGGAAGCTTTAGTTGATCAAGTTCTGGACGCAGTTCAAAACGTAAACGTCTTTGACTCCAGCGGAAATCAAGCCAGAGATGCCTTGGGTAAAATCTACACCGCACTTACTAATAAGAAGATGGTTACTGAGGATACCCGTACTTTTTTATATGGTCCTGATGGTGTTTTCACTATGCAGACCAGTGGTGAGATATTTATCAGACCTGAAAAGAAGGCAGAGTTTCTTGAGAGAATTGGTAGTACCATAGGCTTTCAAGACGTTTATAACTTACGGCCCACTCTTAGCGGTATGTATGACACTTACTCTGCAACTAATCCAAAATTAGCTCAGAAATTCAGTCAAATTAAAAAGCACATTTCTTCAAAAGTGCAAGATGATGGTAATCTGGGTCAATTAGGCTACGCTCAGGGAGAGACCAGAGAACTTGCAGAAATAGCTGACCAGAAATACAAAGACTTTGATAATCGGTGGCGTAATGATGACCGGATTAAGGCTCTTACGTCTGTACTGTCGGATCAACGCTCTAAGCGTAATCTAGATCCATCTCAAGTAACCTCTAGGGATCAAGGCGTGGTAGACTCCAACCGTGCAATGGAATCCTACGTCAATACGGCTATGGATGAAGCTGACGGGTCAGGCTTTACTCAGCTATACGAAGCCATTGATGAATCTATGGGTAACGTAGGGCCGACCACCCCTCTTATGGGTGATCTCATCATGGCTAGGATGATGGAGAAGCTATCTGTACTGGCTACAAAAGGCATGAGTGAGATAGACCTCAATCAGCAAATTGCTCCTGCCATCAAACAATTACGCGCAGCCGGTAATGACCAGAGCGCAGACAGATTAGCGCAGATGGTTGTAGACATAGGCCAGAGGCGGCGTGATTTAGGAGATGACTTGTTAGGTGCTGAAGAGAGCATTACTCAAGCCAAGCAAGCTCTGAAGGCCGCAGAAAGCTCTGTTCTAAATGATCTTCTATCTAAAGTAACTCGCAGATCGGGTGGTGTAGGTAAGGCTGCTAGAACTGATACTAGAGCAGCCCTGTCGGATATTATTACTAAGCCCGATAGCAATGGCACTATAGAACTAATGGCTGAGATAGATAAGCTACCCACTAGCCAACGGCTTCTTGCTCAACAAGCCTTACAGTCAGTTGCTTTAGATACAGTCGGCTCGAAAGTATTTGGATCAAGCATAACCGGCTTTAAACCTGACGGCACACCGCTTCGTAATATACAGCCAAGCCAGATTGTTAAGCTTACCGCCGATTCTGCCAAAGGCTTAATGAAGAGCTTAGACATCATCTTTCCAGAGGGAGCCGCTGACGCAGCCACAGAGTCAGTTAGAGTAGGTGTATTCAACGCTCTTAACGTCTTATATGCCAATGCTGGTCCAACCCTACTCAGGGATGTTCCTGTAGGTTCTAATACAGAGATACTTACTAGAATAGGTGAAGAAACTAGAGATGCTGTCTCAACCAGTATTCTGGTACTAGCCGGTTATATGAACCCAACCGCTGCAATGCTGCGTAGATTATCATCCGCTAGAGTAGAGGAAATTATTGCCCTCGAAAAAGAAATACACAAACAGGTTTTGGCTACCATTATTACCAGCCCTAAAGAATTTGCTAATCTTGTAGATATAACTAGGAAGCGGCAATCTAGGGATGCTATCAGAGATGCTTCATTAGCGGCTCTTCGGGTAGCACGGCTGGACGGTAGATACCAAATCCGTATCAGAGAAGAAGAAGACGGCCAGCAAGATTATAGTAACCCAGTACTCAATAGTTTAGCTATAGCGGCTGGTGAGGACATGACCGAAGCTGCTTTAGGTGTGATGCCTAACTTTGAGACTAGGAAAAACTTCCCTGAATAGAAACAGACCCCACTATCAGCATAGACGAACAGATGATGGATCTGGGTATAGAATAATTTGCAAGATCGATCATTTTGTTACCGTCAACAAAATGATCGGCATCCGTAGAATTTCTAATAAAAGAGACCCCCGCCAACCAAAGCAGGGGTCTCAACCAACGAACAGGATGGACCAATCTCAACCCTATTCAAGACACATTTTAGTGTAAATGCGCTCTCAGGTCAAGCGATCTGAGGGCTTTTTTATTGGGATTTATGCTGAAATATCAACAAGTTCGCAACTGTCTCCAGTACAAGCCATCGTCTGCATGGACACTGTGTTGTCCTCTTTTTCGTAGTCTTGAAATTTGGACCAGTCAATTCGTTCAGGCATTTTTTCCAAAAGACTTTGATAATCTAAAGCCTCACAATCCTGATAAACAGCTTGGACATATACATGCTCATTAAATGGCAAGAACGATACGCCAGACATCTCATCAAAATTCTCATACACAAATGCGCCTACTTCAAACCACTCATCTGCCTTCACATTGATAGTCACGCTTGGCTTATGTTCGCACCAGTGCCTCTGGTACATCAGCCACATTTTAAGCTGCTCAAGCGCCGTCACATCAGCGGTACATACCGCTCCAGCGGGAGACTTCATTGGAAAGCTGAATACAGTTGTTTGATCAGGTTTCTGAGACTCTGGCTCATTGGGAATGCCTTGGTCTATCATAAATCTCGTTAGCGGGTCTTTGTTATCACCACGTACAGTACGGATGTAATATGGAGAGTGTCGTGCATGTATTCCACTAGCACTATCTACCAACTGAGAAACTGTACCCGATGGTTTCACGCACGTAATAGCAGCCGACTGCTCTATGCCAAGCCTATCTGCCCACTCCTTGTTAGCATCCACCGCAACCTGCTTTAGATGCTCTAAGGTCTTAGCCAATCCACTGTTAGCCGTAGTCATAATAGGATTATCCATAATACCTGTCAGGCTGACGCCAAGTAGACGCTCTTCGGCTGTATTCTTCTCCCAGACTTTCCGAAGGTACGGGAACTTAGTGTAGGTGGCCTGTATGGTTCCCAAAATCGTAGCTATACGAACCTTACGCTCCAAGTCCTCTATCGTGTCGGTTGCCCGTACAACTACTTCACTGAGGTTGCAAAATTGAGATGGTCTAAGGATAATCTCGCTACAAGGATTAGTGCCAAAATCATATGTACTATCCCGTCTACCATTTTTAGCAGCTTGCGTCTTACTTGCTTGCCGGTTGAAGATGCCTCTCTCACCCGACCCGCTCTCTACCAAGGCAGTCCACTCCCGCATAAATGCTATGCTGTCAGGCTTCTCAGAGTATGCCACAGAGTTGTTTGCTAAAGCACGATAACCAAATCTGTAAATATTGTTTTGCGGCTCATCCCACCACTTACCACTCTTAGCATGTCGCATATGATCATCAGACAGGTTACTCAGAGAAATCATTGCAGAGCGGCGTACACCGCCAACGACTACTACTTCACCTACTTTGCACATGAGGTCATGGCATTCGATTGAAGACATCTTTCGGCCTTGTGCAGCTTTAAAGGTTTTAACCGCAAAGTTAAACAGATCAACCAACGGCGCTGGGCCAGACGCCCTGCCCCCAAATGTCTTTAGTCGCGCACCAGCCGGTCTAACCTTTTCCACATTCCACTTAGGAATTTCACCAGCCCACAGGAGAGCAAGAACTTGTCTGAAAGCCTTGGCCCATCCTTCCTTACTATCTCTGACCATGACGATAGTATCACTGTCGAAGAGCGTAGGAACTTCAGGGAGATTATTGATATATTGTCTCTCGACAGAGAAACCTACACC